CCCTCACGCATACGAGAAATCAAGCCGTCAAACGAAAGACTATCTTTTAAGCGTTTGGTGAAAGTACCGCCAATCTTACCCGCTGTTTTATATAGATTTTTAGCTTCATTCTCTGCTCCGAGTTCTCCACCTTCAATGGTATAACCAAAAATCTTTTCAAACACCTTAGAAGGCGAGTGTTCGTCAAACATTCTTTTAAATGTTGAGATAAAGCCACTGGCTAAACTTCTGGCTTTTTCAAATAATGAATTTTCTTTTTCTTCACAACCGCTGATAGCCCCATCCATGCTGGACTTAAACTTATCTTTTACCTCATCGGGCATATCCTTCATAGGTTCTTCAAAAGCTTTTACTATTTCTTCAGCGTGAGCTCCAGTTTTTCCCGTGTAAGTCTCATACAGCATTTCCATGTTTCCAAAAGCAGCCAACTGATTTCGATATTGTTCATCACTAAGAAATTTATTTTTTAAGTTTCTTAACTTTTCGATTTTCTCTAAATTACGGGCCTGTTCTTCCTTTTTTTCTTTTTCATAGCGATTTTGTTCTTCTTGCTGTTTAACATAAAGCATATTATCGCTCAGACCCTCGTTTTGGATCCTTTCCATTTCAGCAGTATGATTACTTTCAATCTCTTGCATTCTTTCGGCGTGAGATTTGTTTTCTTCTTCCTCCTGAGAATTATAAAGAGTTAATCTATCTGAGCCTTCTTTAAGAACATTCGCTCTGTCATAATATCCCTTTTGAAGAACAGCTAAAGTATCGCCTGCTACCTTGTTTGCTTCTTCAATAGCGGCATCATAAGTTGCTTTTGCTGCTTCTCTGTCCTTTTGATATTGTTCTGCTGAATAATCAGCTTGCGTTTTTGATTTTTGATCCAGCAGCGCAAGCTCTTCATAATACTGCTCTTTGGCTTTTTCGACAACTGCATCTCTTGTCTCTCCGGCATCCTTAATGATACCTTTTGAACGTTCTGTGTATTCCTCGAGGCTCACACCCGCAGCATTACTTAAATCTCTGGCGGCCTCAGTTACAACTCCTTGCTTTGCCTGCTCTATAGCGAGTTCCTGCTCTGCGAGTTCATGCATCTTCTGGAATAATTCCTCAAGGCGCTGAATCTCACCACCCGTTAACTCACGTCTTTCTTCTGCCGCAGTTTTGCAAATTTTTGTAATTTCACCTTGAACAGCACTCATATTATCTTCAAGAGCTTGCTTATCCTCATCAGAAATAAGGATTTCCTCATTGAAGTTATCAAGAATACCTGTTGAACCGCTAATTTCATTAGCAAAATCAGAAAACTTACTACCTATTTCAACAAAGGACTCGCCAATCGCATGATTTGTTTCATCAAGTTTTTCTTGTGCTTCCTCAAGCCTTCTTGTCGCATTGGTAGCATCTCCCATTGTAAGTGCAAGTACACCGATTCCCGCAGCCAAAGCCGCAACTGCAGCAACAACTAATCCAATTGGGTTCATCGACATAGCGAGATTCCAAGCATACTGTAAAGCAGTAGCGAGAGTAATCTGACCGTTCAGAACACCAATAGCGATATTCTTTAGCGATAACGCTCCGGTTTCTGCTGCATGTGCCAATGAAGCTGCAGTAACGGCGGCAGTGCTTGCTTTTAAAGCTGCTGTAACCGTGCTGATAATTGTATATGCCTTATATGCTGTATATACTGCTGTTACTATAGGTAAAAGCACCTTCATCTTACCGGCAAGGAAGTCAACCGCTTTTGATAATGGCGGTAAAATAACCATTGCGACATTCTTAATTACCTTGCCGAGATTCTGAATTATAGTTTTTACTGTGTTAATCGCGTTACGCAAACCGCCTGATTGGAATGATTTTTGGATGTTTGTGATTGCTTCCTTAACCGGCTTTTGAACCTCGGAAGGAAGTAATTTCACGAGATTATTAACAAGCGCACTCACGATTGTCTTAGCCGCTGAAATCAATTTAGGCGCGTTTTTTACACATGAGTTGATCAGTGTTTGTATTATATTGACCGCTGCATCCGCAAGTTTGTCAGAATTGTTTGCTATGCCGTCCACAAAAGATTGGAGGAAGCCAATAGCCGCTTCAACCATTTTCGGCGCAGCCTCAGCAGCTTTGACCGCCAATTCACCAAAAATAGAGCCGGCTTCTTCAATCATACCTGTCAGGCCGCCGTCCTTAAACGCATCGGTTAAGCGGCCTACATAATTCTGTGCTTCAATAGCAGCGTCTTTTAAGGGGCTCGACATGCCCTCATATATTTCAATTCCAAGCCCTTCAAGTCCAGATTTGAGGATAGTAATCTGTCCCTGTAGGTTATCCTGCATAGTGTCAGCCATTTTCTTGGCTGCACCGTCAGCATTATTAATGCTGTTTGTGAGATTATTAAAATCATCATCGCTGGCATTAATTATAGCCAGCATACCCGACATTGCTTCTTTTCCGAACAAAGTGCTTGCAGCGGCACTCTGTTCAGCTTCGGAAAGTCCGCCAAACTTCTCTCTGAGCTGTTTAAGAACATCCGCAAGCGGCAAAGCCTTTCCATTGGCGTCCGCTATTGATATTCCGTATTTGTCCATAATACCAGCCATTTGTTTCGTTGGAGAAGCAAGGTTGGACAAAGCTGTTTTAAGAGAAGTACCGGCCATTGAACCCTTGACTGACGCGTTCGCCATCAATCCGAGAGCAACAGATACATCCTCAGCTGAATATCCCATCGCGCCGGCAAGAGGCGCAACGTACTTAAACGACTCACCCAACATAGAGACGTTGGTGTTTGCCGATGAGGATGCTTTCGCCAGCACATCTGCAAAGTGAGAACTGTCGGAAGCCTTCAAACCGAACGCTGTGAGCGCGTCGGTAACTATGTCAGAGGTGGTAGCAAGGTCAAGTCCATCAGCGGCGGCAAGTGACATAATACCGCCTATACCCTCAAGCATATCAGAGGTTTGCCAACCAGCCATAGCCATATACTGCAACGCAGAAGCAGACTCAGATGCTGAAAACTTTGTGGTAGCACCCATCTCTTTTGCTTTGTTTGTCAGTGCCAACAGGTCGTTACCCGTTGCACCAGAAATAGCAGAAACCTTTGACATTGCCGATTCAAACTCAGAACCGACGTGCGTTGCCGCTGTACCTCCCGCTATAACCGCGCCTGATACTGCAGCAAAAGTAGTTGTTAACGCCGCAACACCTTTTGTTGCAAGCGTTTTCATTTTGTCTACACCGGTAACAAAACCCCCAGTGTCGACTTTGGTATCAATTTTTATAGAGCCATCATATGCCAATGTTCTCACCGCCTTTAAAATCAGATAATAGCTCTGTAGGTAGTGAGGTCATCGGCATCATAATGGCAACTACTTGACCTCTTTATGTAGTATCACTATTTCAAATAGCTTTCTACACTCCCGCCCTTTGCACCGGATAAACACGCCTTTGCATTCTGCTTTATTTTCGTTATAATATACAGGCATTTCATATCCACAGTGCGGGCATTTAACTCTTTTTCTTATAGTTTTCAAAATATCACCTTTGAATCAAAGGAGATCTGCAACAGATTCACCATTGAGGAGCGCGTCCTCAATTCGTGTGCAATGTTCTTCCACTGATTTTTTCAGCGGCAACTTATATTGTTTTTTCATACGCTCGTAAAAATTTCTTTGTGTCGCGGGCATTTTTGAATTGATTTCAACCGAGCGATAACCCATGATTTTAACAATTTCGGTGTTATCCTGCATCGACAGGAAATACGCATAGAACTTCCACCAATGAAGATTAACCGCATCCAGATCGATTTGATACTGCTGTCTAAAAGCGGCGGCAATATAGCCGTCATCGTGTTCATATGAGAATATTTCTCTATGCTTTCCCATCCCTTTGGGGAGAGTTTTTCCGCAACGATAAAACCACGTAATTTTTTCAGTGGCTTCCTCGTAATCTTTTCGGGGAGGCTTTTTGTCAACAAAGACCAATTCCAAAATCTTCTTAAAAAGGTCTTCTGCTTCACCTTCAAAATCAAACAGTAACAGCTGGTACTTAATCCAAACTCGGTAGTCGGTATGTATTTTATACTCCGTTCCCCCTATCAACAGAGATGAAGGAACGGAGTCGAGAAACATATTCATTAACTTAGATTAATCTTCGCGCATTACGACACGATTCTCGAACTTCTTATAAGCATCAAGATACGCTTCTTTCTTGTCGCCGTTATAGGTGATTTCATAATACATGCCATCCGAAAGTGTTGTGCTCAAAAGTGCTTTATGATTTTGAAGAGTCTTGCAACTCCAAACAACAAACACCTCAAACGGTGGTGTAGTTTCGGACTTATCAAGATGTTCTACGGTATAATCGTGAACAATTTTTTTGCATTTTTCGATAAACTCGTGGTTTCCCATAGTGATCTTATCTCCTTGTAATCAAATAAAGAGCGTTTCTATACCGTATTCGGTACAGCAAGTGTGTTCGATAATGCATCCTCTGCGCTGTTCCCAGCCACGGCAGAAAACAGCAACATCTGCCGTAGACAAGAGCTCCAGACTTTTGCCGAGGAACCACAGCGGTTTCACCTCGTGAGGAGCATCCTTGAAGAAGCTATCGATGATTTCAACTTCATCGTTGTAGACTTCTTTGATACGAGCGACAGCCGCCGCGCGTTCAGATTCGATTTCTTCATTTGTCTTGCCGTTCATCGGCTGAGAAATGAATACTTTAATCAAATCAATTACCTCCTCTTTTTCTTTTTGTGGTTGTGGTGATTGGGGTTCGGATAGATTTTACCGCCGTTTTTCTTTGGAGAAAATTTACGCGTATATTCATTGCCGAACTCCACGTCCTGCTTATTAACGATGTTAATAACCTGTTCGTATGCTTCAAAACAGGTCCTCATGTTAACAGTATCGCCAAAAACGAGCTTCGCTGTTCCCGGTCCGAACACGGTATCGAAAAATTCAAAAATAGCTTCACACTGATACCTGATTACCTCTGTACGGGTTTTACAGTGAACATTCATTTCTTCGGCTTTTTTTGCAACCACATTATGCGCCGCTTCGTATGTTTCCATAACAGCAAGGTCACAGTTGTCAATATCAGGAATCTCAACTCCGTTGATTTTCATCAATCATTAACCTCCAGTATTTTCTTCGGTTTCGCCGGATGTGTTCTGAGCACCAGAATTATCTGAATCATCAGAACCATCAACTTCCGAAATTTCCGTGAATTCACAGGTCTTGGTGTCAAAATAACCCTCAACGGGATCACCTTTAGCGAGGAAGTTACCGGTACAAGCCATCTCGCCATCGTCGTTTGTAAACGACGCGACCTCAATAGCGATGTTAAACTTTCTCGCATGATATGTAGTATCGCTGCTCTCTTCCGGACCGGGTTTGTCAAGGTCGACAATAAAGTACTCGGTCTCGGCATCCTCGCCGATAAGCTGATTTTCACCGATTTTAACGATAAAATCAATCGCCAACTGAGCTCTAATCTGGTCAATATCGAAAGCGGTTGACCAATCATAGCCCGAAACCGACTTTGTGGCTGACTTATCGCAGACATAACGTCTGGATTTAGTCTGCGCCGAAGGGTTTTCATCAAGCGTTTTAGCACCTACACCCAGAAGCTGGGGTTTTTCAACACCAGGCACTACGAGGTAGTTTGCCTGCATACGACGCTGTCTGATAGAATTCTTCATAGCGTTTACCTCCTAATTTTTTAATTATATAATGTACCGGCTTCCTGAATATAGGATAGCCGGCACTGAATTTGATAGTGAGCCGTTTTCTCACCGTTAGTCATCTGATATCCGGAGCTCAACACACTTACACGCTGAGCGATATAGCCTTCTGGTAATTCCGGTGTTGACTTTCCAATCCACTGCTCTAACCGTTCAAAAAACGCAAGATTACGCATATTCACAGCAATACTCTCTCCGTATGGCGCACGCATTGCAAAGACGAAAAGATATTGCCGTTTTTCTGAACCGTCTGCATAACGGTGCAGGGTTGGTGCGCATGGTATAATCTGGATACTGTACGAAGGTTCTTTTTCGTCAAGATAGTCCACTTGCAGCGGCACATTAGTATTTAACGCCTCGCTATTATCGAACCAATCATACAGAGCCTCTATAATTGTTGAACTCATTATTTTACACCTGCTTTCTTTCGTGCTCCGTCAAGGATTTCCTTAATATGGTCGGCTTTCATACGCTCAAACCAGTATTTACCTCTTAATCCTCCCGACGCCGTTCCTTGTTTTCCCATTCCGCGGTTAAAATAATAAACTTTTCGGGCATAGGACATATTATACTCAACAAGACCGGAACCTATTTTTGTTGCCAATGGTCCCGAACGCTTTAGATCGCCGGTTAAAAATGGAACATATGGGTCTGATAATCTCAAAACTTCAGAATCAACAAACTTTTGTACTTGCCCCATCTCATCAAGTCCTCTATTACGCAACATATCGGCAAGAGGAATTAAACTCATTCTAATGTTCATCACAGAAAATCCTTATATGTTTGCAAGCAGTAGTCAGGGCGGATGTGTTGTCAGCACAATCAATGATTTTATGTACGTTATTATCAGTAGTGAGCATTTCAAGATCAATTTCTTTGGATGCAACGCCAAAAATGATATAATCGCCAGACGCAATTGTGAAAAAGCCGTCAACAACATCATTCTGCTTGCGGTTGAATTCATCGGCATTAATGAACTCCTTTCCGCAGTTCTTAATGGAGTTAAAAGGAATGCGAATAGAAAATGTTGACGCAGGAACATAACCTTTTTCAGTTTTTACGTTCTTAACGAGTTTAACAACATTCACACCATTAAAAACAGTTGAAAAGAATACCTTTTCTCTGCCTTCCCGCCTCTTGTTTACAAGCGTAATAGTCTGATTGTTAGTTATCATTTTCGGTGATACACTCCTCTGTACAGCAAGCCCGTACCGAATAACTCAGCACGAACCGCACGTTCTATTGATTTTGATTTAATTCTCTCAGCCTGCTCATAGGTTGTGTTGTCAAAGGTTACACTATGGCCGTCCTTGCTTTCCGACTTGACACCGTAGGAATAGCTGTTAACACCATATGTTTTGTCGCATTTACAAGCAGCTTCAGCCGCTGCACATATAGCGTTTTTTACTTTCGGAAAACTCGAGTACTCTTCTTTCTCTGAACGTCCAGATGTTAACCGCGAAACACATCTTGTAGCTTCACCGAGATATTTGTTGAACTCCTGCTCTTCCAACTCGTAGCCGGAATAGCCGTTTTTGTAGTAATCGTATGTTACTTGTTCGGACATTGAGGATTATGCCTCCTTGTGCTCTTTCTCGATATGTTTATCGAGATTACCTTTTCGACTGTAAACTTTGCCGCAAACCGAGCATTTAAACTCCGGTTCATTTTCTTCTTCGGGAACAACCGGCTCAGAATTCTCTTTAGGATCCTCAGCAGATGTTTCCGATTCTTTAGGTTCAATTACTTCTTCTTCGGGAACAACCGGCTCCTGCTCATTGTGAGGAGGAGTAGTCGGAGAGGTTTCTTCCTCCCCGACCACGCTGTATCCAAGCGTCTTATACGCGCTGATGAAGCAATCCGGAACATACTCCTTTTCTGTTCCTCTTTTCATCAATTTCATACAGGTTCTCCTTTTTCTCATTTGCGTAATTATCCGAGCGAGATAATCTGCGCAATCGGAATGCTCTTGTGGTCGATGTACTGCTTGTTTGAACCGCCTGTGTTAACGAGCTCCCAGTTAGCACCAAGCTCAAGCTCTGACGGCTTAGGTGACAGACTCGCCATAGAAGACTTTGTGAAATTAATTCCGTAAGGAGCAAAACAGAAACGTCTGCGGGTATAGAGAATATCCTCGCCGCCGTTTGTCTTCGGATCTCTGTCCATCTCATAAGGAACCTTCGCACCGCACTCGGTGAGTTCGATTGCACCGTTTCCGAGAACATATGTGTAATAAGCCGTCTTGATGTTAGGCGACTCCTCTGTACCAAGATTAACACTGGCAACAGGCATACCGTCATCGATAAGAACAGCCTTACCGTTGAGAGTAGCCAGTGCGAGATCGCGCTCGATGCCCTGAGAGTCTGTCGATTTCATGTAAGCCAACAGCTTGAGGTTCTCGAGGTGCGTTGCTACAACAGAGTGCATGATAGCAAGGCTGAACGAGTCTTTGTTGTCGCCGCACGCCTTCTGTGTAGCATCGTTCATCGTGGTGTCGCCAATACAACCAGCGCCGACATTGCCGGCAGCGGCATTTGCTGTAACGTCCATAGTATGCGCGTTTACAAACGCACTGCCCGCGGTATCGGACATACTGAAAACGCCTTTCAGGCAGGAAATGAGTGACTTCTGATAGATGGTATTCCAATAGTCAGCAATCTGCTGAGCAATATTGGCCATGAAGTCAACTCCGCCTGTGATGTCGTAGGAGAAGTCTTTTTCTTTGAAACCCTTAGCACGGCCGATAACAATACGGTCGTGCATATAGGTCACTGTGGACGAAACGGTGATGTCTGTGCCGCCGTCGTAGTTAACGGGATCGCCGTTTACCAGACCGAGAAGCGGTGTAGAAATAAAGTTACCGCCAACATCATCTTTCAACGATGTTGCCAAGTCGTTGCGCATACGAATAGCGCCGCTTGAAATCATACGATTTCTTGTAAGGTTAGGAATGCGGTCAATGTACTGGCCGAAAACCTGCGCGTTAAAGTTTTTGTTGTCGAAAATTGCCATAGGGCTTTTTCACTCCTTTATTCATCAAAATTGATTTTTGCTCCCGGATGAGCATTTGCATACTGCATATGCTGCAAGAGCGTTTTCTTGGGCTTGGGAGGCTCCTGATTCTGTCTCTGCTGCTGAGAAAACTGCGGCGGGGGATCTCCGCCATCGTCTCCATCATCTGCAGAAAAAACAAAAGCAGATTTGGTATCATCTGCCGACATAAGTTTATTCATGTAGTCCGTTGCACCCATGAACTCGCCGTCAACAAGTTTAAAGCCCTGTTTATCAAAATCTGCCCTAACGCCCTCTTCTGCAAACTTTGAAGAAAACTGATAGTTTTTGAAAAACAAGTCTGTTGCATAGCTTCTTTCCTGCTGCTCGATCTTCTCATTCAGCGCGGCAGTGTCGGTGTTGTACCTTTCCTCCCACTCGCTTGCCTTCTGCTTAATACCTTCAATATCCATATCTTTATAGGACTGGATTTCGGTATTAGCGTTTGCAAGCTGTTCTTTTACACCGTTCAACTCGATTATCTTCGCATCATGCTTCTCTTTCGAGACATACCCGCCGTTGGCGATATTTACCAGTTTAATGTCCTTGGCCGAGGACAGTTTTTCGGAAAGCTGGTCAAATGTCAATGCAGTCGGGTTGCCGCCTTCGTCGTTGAAAAGTGCTTTTAAAAATTCGTACATTTCGTACCTTTCTTCGCCTGATTTAATTTAATCGTCAGTTCACTCTGACAACTGGCTATCCCGCTGTTTATATCTCCGCAGGAAGAGAGAAAATTTGACATAAAAATAGAACCTTTTAACGTCATGTTCAGGACGTGCGCTCTAAGCGCGATGTATAAGGTTTTGGGTATAAAAAAACCGCCTGCCAAAGCAAGCGGTTATCGATTCAACATTCTATCTCGTTGCTGACCGACTTCAAGAGAAAACAGAATTACATTTTCATAACTCACATCTTCTCCTTTCTCGATATAATCGATTATCAGTTTCCGGTCTTCA